ACTGGAAGTGGAACTTGGTTAATATCAGAAATTGAAGATAATGGTGACACTTTGTTTGGCTTGTGTGACTTAGGTCATGGCTCACCAGAACTAGGTTATGTCAGTCTAAAAGAACTGGAGTCACTCAAACTACCATTTGGTTTAGGTATTGAACGTGACATATCATTTGAACCAGATAGGACTTTGGGTGAATATGCTGATGAAGCCAGAAAAGTGAGATACATTACCAGTTAGTAAATAAGGTGCATTAGGTACTGTGTTTAACAAAACACCATAAAAACAAAAGTATGCTTAATGTATAGCCAAAAAAAACCAAGCTATCGCCTTAATTTTATTGTAGAATAAACCAGCATAGGTTTCCCCCAGACAACTTGTAGATTGCTCCTTTAATCTTTCCACACCAAGTTGTTCTGGGGTTTTTTTTATTCTAAAAAATGTTACTATTTGAATAGTGACAACATACAAAATAAAAAATTATATGCTATCCATGCAATCTCATTGGTGTATTAATCAAAACACCTATGATGCAGTGCAAGATACTATGCCTATTATTACTAGATTTAACGCACAAGATGGCACAAATAAATTAGAAAAAACTCCAGCCAACAAAATAATAAAGAAGATTTATCCTGATGTTTACAAAGTGCCATTGTTTAGAAGGCAGTTTTGCAAGATGTTAGTGGATGAAATCAAGCACATGCAATTTAAACCAAATAAAACTGAAGATGAGTTAAGGCAAATTCCTGAAATTATATTGCATGAAAGATTACCAGAGTTACACAGGAATATGTGGTACATAGTGCAAACAGTATTGAATCCTATTTTCTTTTCCTTATGGCAAAGACACTGTGCCAATATTGGCTCAATCCAAATTGCCAACTATAATCTTAAAGATAAGAAACAAGGTGCATTTCACCATGACGATTCAGCTGATATAACTGTGGTTGTACCATTGAATACAGGTAAATATAAAGGTGGTGGTACTGAGTTTCATAACTATGGAAAGATTGACCCACTACCAACAGGACACGCTTTGATGTTCCCATCCTTCCATATGATGCACAAAGGATTGCCAGTAGAATCTGGTGATAGATATTTATTAGTTTTCTGGTTATATGATAGAGCTAGAGTAGAATATCTACATCAAAATGGATTACCATAGCTGGTCCAAATCAATAGTTTGCACACCATCAATATTGTATGGCTTAAAATCATCAGTTTGTCTTGCATGTAAAATTACACTTAATGCCTGTTCATTTTTAGATTGACCATACGCTAATGCTTCAGGTGTTAATTCATAAACAGCGTAAGGATAAGGATGTAATTTTTCTTGTGCTAAAAATGCAAAACCATTGGCTGGTAAATCAGCAGCTCTACATGCATCAACATAAAGAGAACCTTGCATATGATACCTGAAACTATTAACAGCATTCCTGAAACCTCTGGGTGAAGCATCACGACAGGTTTTTAAATCCCAAGGTTTTTCCCCATCATACCAATCAATTCTTGATTTAAAAGGATGCCCATTCCACATAAAACAAATTGTTAGCTCAACTTTATGTTCAGATTTAGGAATGTAATGACTGACAACTTCCCTACGCTCCATGCAAGTGTCATACAAATTCTGAGTAATCGCAGTACGATCACCAATACTGCTCTGAAAATCTTCAAACTCCTGTTTGCCTAATTTTGTACGTTTATCAAATTTAGGTGAGATTACAAATTCATCATCAAAATTATGATGCTCAAGAAATACAGTATGTTGAACTCTACCTTCCAGTAAAGCTGGTGACTGATTAATAGGATTCTTGTTTTTCCATGTAAATACACAGCGGTCAGCTTCTTTTAAATCTGATGCTCTATAAGCTGGTATCTTATTATACTCACTGAATGGCAAATCTTCATAAACGCCTTCTTTAAAGTTCATCTTCATCCTCATCAGCTATCATCAAATCAAAATCACTCATTGGGTTTTGTGATGTGTATTCAATCAGTTTATTTAGATACCATTTTGCTTTTTGTAAATCAGTAATTGAACTTTGTTTGTGTTTGTACCGATGCACATATTTAATGATGCAACCTTCAAGATAAGATGGAAACTCATTACCCAGTTGTTGTTTGATGTAATCAATACACTCAATATCATTCTGTGTGTAATGTTTAGGGTGGTTTACTTCATCACTCATAACTTTTCCTTAAAAAGAAGGTCAAGAACAACTCGGGTAGCTGGAGAAAGTGATGATAGTGAGTTGCTCTTGACCAGTAAAACTAAAATGGTATTTCCACATCGTCATCATCATCTTTTACAAGATTAGATAACCCAGCTGATGCGGTTGGTTGTGGTTCTTCTTTAACTGGTGCTTTATCAGCCACAGCTATAAATTCAAAACTTTCATGTATTAAGTTTTGTTGCCACTCTGGAATTGCATCAAAAACTTCACACATTGCTTTTGATTCTGCGCTACTGTTACCATTAAATTCATCACAATAGACATCCATATCAAAAATTACTGCATCATTAATAGTGTCAGTAATTTTAAATTCATCAGGTTTGAAGATAGCTTTTATTCTAGCTCTACCTTCATCTGTATGTTCAACATGCAATGTTGCTGGCGCACCAATCATTTTACTTACGTCAAACCCTTGCAAATCTTCATTGCTAAATGGTTTTCCACGCCAAGTTACTAAGTCTTTATATAAGGTTGCATTTTCATTGAGTGAAGCAGTATATTTCTTGCCAATACTAAATGGTCTGCCATCAGCCAGTGTTTGAGAAGGAATTTCCCAAGTTACGAAAATTGCTTTTCTTTTCTTAGGTGGATTATCTTTCCAAGTTTCTTCTCTGGTTCCAGCATCTATTATTTTGTAACAAACGCCAAGATGTTCTCCAGCTGGCAATACTTCAAATTCAGATTTCTCTGCGCTAATTTTTAAAGCCATGATATTTCTCCATTAATTTTACGATTTGATTATTTTAACAAATTTTTATATGATTATACATCTTTTTATAGATTAAACAATAGTGATGATATTATGGCTTTAAAGATTTCTCGACCACAGGCTAAAAGTTTTGATAGACCTTTAACCTCAGATGCACAACAGCAGTTTTTGAGTTTCATGGCAGAAAATGGCATGGAACATGACCCAAAAAGAGGTTTGGTGATTGATGGTAGCATAGGTCGTGCTTATGTCAATCTAGGTGGTGAAAGAAAGCTGTCAGGCTGGTATCAATTGTGGCTTGACCAATCTGTACCTTTTGGAAGGATTGGAGATTATAGAGTTTCAATGGACCAGCCGACAGCTATCTGGAAACCAGAGAATAGAAAACGCCAAACGATTACCAAAGCAGAACGCGAAGAAATAAAGAAATTACAGAAAGAAGTTGAGATAAAGAAGGCAGCTAAGTATTCAAAGTCTGCCAAACGCTCACAAACGCTCTGGGATGGATATAATGATTGTGAAGTACATCCTTACCTAGAAAAGAAGAAAGTTCTCTCATATGGTCTTAAAATTGACGAGAAGGAGCGTTTAGTAATCCCACTTATTGATGCCAACTTATCTATTGTAGGTTTGCAATACATAAATGCAGAAGGCAAAAAACTTTTCCTTACTGGTTCTAAAAAAAGCGGTAGCTTTTTTATTCTTGGACAAGAGATTCTCAAGACCTCAGACAAAATTTATTTTTGTGAAGGTTATGCAACAGGAGCTTCCATATATAAGAACATGGAACAACCAGTATTTGTTGCATTTGATGCTTACAACTTATTGCCTGTTGTGGAACAAGTATTTGATATTCTGAAAGACAGGAAGTTTATTTTTATCGCAGATAACGATGAGAAATCCAAGACAGGTGAGAAGGAAGCAAAGAAAGCCTGTCAATATGTAATTAAAAACAAAGGTCTTGCTGAAGTTCATATGCCAGAAACTGATGGCGATTACAATGACCATGTTAATGCCATTGAAGGTGAAGTATTGCCACCATTACAAGTGTTGGATATGCCTACTGATGTGGATTTTGTTAAATCAGAGAAAGGCAGAATGCTCAACATTAAAGATAATGTACAGGCAGTTATGCACATACATTCCATAGAAACTCACTACAATGTGATTAAAAAGAAGATGGAAATACACATACCCAACATGAACTTTATCGCTGACATGAAAGAAGAAGCGAGTTTGGTTGAGATTGAGGATCGCTGT